AAAGACGTACTGCAACGTATGCAGGAACTTGTCAACGACGTACAAAAAGGCGTACAACAGGGAATTGACCGCATTGACGCCACAAAAGTGGGAAAATAAATCATGGCCGTAGTCATACCCATTGTTTCTGAATTTGACGGCAAAGGCATCAACAAAGCCGTCGCCGAATTTCAGAACCTTGAAGGCGCGGGCGCCAAATCAGCATTTGCTCTCAAAAAGGCAATGTTGCCTGCCGCCGCAGCTGCCGGGGCGTTGGCAGCCGGGCTTGGCATGGCCACCAAAGCCGCCGCCGAAGATCAGGCCGCACAAAAAGCCCTTGAAGTGCAGCTCGTCAATTCAACTGGCGCAACACAAGACCAAATCAAAGAAGTCGAAAAAGCAATCAGCGTCATGTCAAAGCAGGGCGCAGTCGCTGATGACGTATTGCGCCCGGCGTTTGCCGCGCTAGTTCGAGGCACCAAAGACATTACTGAGGCGCAAAAGCAAATGTCGCTGGTGCTTGACATCAGCCGTGCAACTGGGCAAGACGCCACCACCGTTGCTGACGCGCTGGCCAAAGCTTATGAAGGCAACTACAAAGCGCTGCGGTCACTCACACCAGAAATGGCAAACCTGATCAAAGAGGGCGCCGACCTCGACACGATCATCAACGTGCTTGGCGGCACATTCGGCGGCGCAAACCAAGCGTTTACCGAAACCGCTGAAGGCGGCATGGCCAAACTCAACATTGCCTGGGCAGAAGCCACCGAAGCAATCGGCAGCGCCTTACTCCCCGTGCTTGAAGAACTGATCCCGATCATCACCAACATGGCGTCATGGGTCGAGGAAAACAGCGGGCTTATCGTCAAACTGGCATTGGCTGTTGCCGGTTTGTCCGCAGCCGTCGTTGTTGCTAACGGCGCATTGTCGGCATACAACGCCCTAACCGTTGCAACCAAATTTGCCAACCTTGCGCTCACAGGATCGTTCTACGCAACGCAAGGCTCAGTCGCCGCACTTAGCGCATCGCTGGCCATTGTGACCGTGACCATTGGGGCGCTGTACGAGCTGTACCGCGAAGGCCCACGCGCCATTGCCGAATTCCTGCAACCGTTCAAACAGTTTGGCGCAGCGATCGCCAACACCGTCATCTTGGTGGCCAACTCAGTCAATGCAATGGTCAACAGCGTCATTCAAGGCATTAACCTGGTCATCAAAGCCATGAACGTCATACCAGGCGTCGACATACCTGAAGTGCCTTACCTAAACAGCATTGGGTACATCAAAGTTGGCGACCTGCCTGGCCTCAGCAACGCCACAAGCGGCTACACAGGCGACAAAAACCTAGGGGTGCCTATTCCGTCATCCGGGGGCGGATCGGTCGTTGTAACGGCTCCTAGCGTCCCTACAGGGGGCGGTGGGAGCGGTGGTGGCGCATCCGTACGGCAGGTCATGGAAGCTCCAAATATGTTGGGGGCAGGCATCGCCAGCAACCCGTTCACATCAAGCGCCCGTAATGCCATGTTGGAAAACATCACCGTCAACGTCAACGGCGGGTTGGCGACCAGCGCCGAGATCGGGCAAGCCGTCGTTGACAGCATCCGCGCCTACAACCGATCAGCTGGCCCGGCGCGCATTGAGGTCAGCGGGTACGTCTGATGCCCGGCACAGCAATCGTCCAATCAGGCAACTACCTGCTTGAAATCGACGCAGGCTTTACAGTTGACGCGTTTACGCTTGACGATAGCACTAAAGGCGTTCTAGACAACACGACCTACGTGCTGAACGGCACCACCCAGTTTGCTGACGTCACCGACGGCACTCTAAACATTGCGGTGCGTCGAGGCCGCAAAGATCAGGGCGACCAATTCAGCGCAGGCACCATGACGTTCACACTCAACGACACGCTCGCCGACGGCATCTTCAACCCGTTCGACACCTCAAGCCCGTACTACGACGCCAACGCCAACGTGCCAGGTTTGGCACCCATGCGCCGCGTACGTTTAGGCCGCTACAACGCCAGCAACGTCCTCGAATACCTGTTCAAAGGCTATGTCGTCAACTACGACTACAACTTCGCCCTGGGCGGCTTAAACACGGTCAGCGTCTATTGTGCCGACGACTTTTACTTGCTGGCACAGACTTACATGGACACCTACAACGTGTCTACCGAAACATCAGGTCAACGCATAGAAAGCGTATTGAACCTGCCTGAAGTCGATTACCCGACCGGGCCAACCGCTCGCAACATCTCCACAGGCACGGTCAACTTAGGTCACGACAGCACCTACACCGTCCCCGCAGGCACCAACGTGCTGGCCTACCTAAACCAAATCAACGGCACCGCCGAATTCGGACGCCTGTTCGTGTCGCGTGACGGGGTGCTGACATTCCAAGACCGCATTGGTGCCACACTCAGCGGATCGGTCGCCGATTTCAAAGACAACGGCACAGGCGTCAAATACGACAACGTAGGCATTACGTTTGAAGCTGACAGCGTGGTAAACCGTGCCTACGTGCAAAACCTTGGTGGGTCTAACGCGACCGCTAGCGACACCGCCTCGATCGCCACCTATTTTATTCAGACCGAAAGCATCACTAACAGCCTGTTAGAGACCGCAGGGTCGCAGCTGTCAGACGCCGCCACCTACCTGCTGAACGGTGAACCTGAAGCCCGCTACACCGACGTCGCCACCAAATTCGCCATGCTGACTATCGCCCAACGAGACACAGTCGCCACGATTGACATTGGCGACACGATCACTATTGAAAAAACGTTTACGACAGGCACCGGGACGACCAGCCTTGGCCAAGAACTATCGGTTGAAGGCATCGAGCATGTGATTGACTTCAATACTGGGCACCGCGTCAACCTGTACACCGCGGCCACCACAATCGTGTACAGCCTTGTTTTGGACGACCCGACATATGGCGTCCTTGACGCCTTGAATGTTTTAGGATAGGAGACACCATGCCAAACACACAGACCAGCGTCCCCGCATTTACCGCCGGGCAGGTTTTGACCGCAGCCCAAATGACCGAAGTCAACACGGGCATCCCCGTGTTTGCGACCACAACGACACGTGACGCCGCGTTTGGTGGCACGGGCGAAAAGACGCTTGCTGAAGGCCAATTTGCGTACATCGAGGCCAGCGACACCACCCAGTATTACAACGGCACAAGCTGGTTGGCGCTCGGTGGCAAGATCGCCCAAGTTGTCAGCACAACAAAAACCGACACGTTCACAACTACTAGTTCAACGTTCGTTGATCTCACCGGACTATCGGTGTCAATTACGCCTAGCGCAACATCAAGCAAAGTGCTGGTGTTTTACACAATCGTCGGTCAAGGCGTCTACGGTAGTTCGCAAGCCTATTTGCGACTATTGCGCGACAGCACAGCGATCGGCAGCGGCGCAGCAGCAGGCAGCAGAATTACCGTGTCGTCGTTTTTGCCTGAAAGTTATTCAGGCCTAACAATCGGTCAAGCTGCAAACCTCAACCTTGACAGCCCAGCAAGCACGTCAGCATTGACCTACAAAATCCAAATTGCATCATCGGCTAGCGGCGCAACCGTGTACGTCAACCGAAACGCAACCGACACCGACAGCGCATTTTTCGGCCGTTCATCATCCAGCATCGTCGCACTTGAGGTTCTCGCATGATCGACTACACCGCAATCTTGGCAGCCAACTACCCAAACAGCGAATGGGCATTAGACGGCGACAACTACGACGGCCTCGTATGGCTGTCCGATACACCCAAGCCGACGCAAGCCGAACTTGACGCCGCATGGCCACAAGTCAACTACAACACCCAGGTTGCGATCGTTGAAGCTGCACGACTGCTGGCCTACGAACAACAGTCAGACCCGCTCTACTTCAAATGGCAACGTGGCGACGCAACCGAAGCCGAATGGCGCGCCGCCGTCGCCAAAGTCAAAGCCGACAACCCATACCCACCAGCACCGTGACGCGATGGCTGTTGAGATTGTGGTGGCTGTGGTCGGTGGCTGTTTCTCTCTACTCGTTGCGCTCATTTATCGGGGCCAAAAAGAAAACCATAAAGATCACGGACGGGTACACGAAGCGCTGGGCCGAATAGAACAAAAAATCGACCACCACACGGAGAACCACAAATGAGCAAACAAACCCAAGCAATGCTCGCAAGTTACGCTCGATCCGTCATCGCCGCAATCGCAGCTGTCACAGCCACCGGGAACACCGACCCACAAGACCTCGCCAAAGCAGCCGCAGCCGCCCTGCTCCCCGTCATCATGCGATGGGCCAACCCCAAAGACGTCGCGTACGGTCGTGGCAATAGCCAAAGCTAAACCCGGCGTACCAGGCGCCACCGACTACATCGGCAACGCCGACGGAGCCGCCAAAGGCCCACGCCCAGGCATGGACGAATGGATCCGCCAAGCCGTCAAATATGCCAACGGATCGCTGTGGAACAACGGATCGTACGGTCAACGTGACATGAAAGGCAAACCCGGCACCCTGTCGGTACACGCCACAGGCCGCGCCGTCGACCTCTCCTACCGTGACATGCCCGATGACCGTGGCAAACCAAACGGCAGGCAGCTCAGCAAAGTATTCATTGAGGCTTGCATAGCCAACGCAAACGAACTCGGCCTACAAATGGTCATTGACTACTGGCCCCAACCGTTCGGTCGAGCATGGCGATGCGACCGCATGGCCTGGCAGGTCTACCAAAAACAAACCGTGTCAGGTGCACCTGGCGGCGACTGGTGGCACGTCGAAATCACACCCAAAATGGCAGACAACCCCAACCTCGTAAAAGCCGCATTTCTCAAGGTATTCGAGGGTATTCCCGCATAGGCCCGTCCGATCCCCTAGGGTGGGATCACCGACGAAAGGAACCTAGCCATGACATTGAACCCATTAGCCGCATTAGCCACCCTGGTTACAGCAGTCCTAGGGCTAACGACGCTCCTAGAGGCTCCTAGACCCCTCTCAGGGCAACCTAGCGCCACGACCACACCCGTCTCGTGGGATGAATACCCAACCACTACGGTCGGGCAAACCACCGTTACTGAGACGAGCTTGCCCACAACTATCGCTAATTGTGACGACGTGGTAAACCTCGCCCGGCAGGTTGGCTGGCCCGAAGATCAGCTCGACACGCTGGCGGTAGTGGCTTTCAGGGAGAGCAACTGCACAGCAACCGCCCACAACGTCGACGATCCGATGGGCGGCAGTTATTCCATCATGCAGGTCAACGGTTTTTGGTGCCTGCCAAACACTTACTGGCCGATCGGTTGGCTACAAGCGCAAGGCATTCTCGACCATTGCGCCGAACTATTTATTCCTGAGGTCAACCTGCGGGCCGCACTCGCCATCTACAACAATTCCGGGTGGGCACCGTGGGCTGCCACAGCACCGTGACACACCTGTGATAGAACATCCCTACATAGATCCCGACGACACACTCAGCAAGGAGACCCGACAAATGATGGCCGACAATTTTCAGCCGACCTCAGCATCAGCAAAACAATTAGAAGCGCTCAACCAACTGGTCGACGCAATCTTCAACCCGCACAGCGACGTCATTCGACGCCTACGCACCATCCGCAACGCGATGAGCTTGTGCGACCCGGAACCGCTGTACGACATTGAGACGATTGACAAGGCGATTGCAGCGTTGGAGAAGGCGCGATGAACTGCACTATTTGCAAAGGCGCAATCGCATGGCCCGACATTCAAGGCCGCACCCATTTCGTCTGTGACGGTCGAGTACCAGCCGCCAAACCAGTCACACCGTACGGGCAAGCGATGCAGATCAGCCAGGCGGTCGCAGACGCCAAATGGACACCCGCACAGCAACGCCAAGTAGACGCCGCCATCGACGCATGCGCCCGCGAAATCGGGTATTTTACCGCTGACGACGTGTGGGCCAAACTCGGCCAACACTTCCCCGTCACCAAAGGGCTTGCTGGTCGGCTCAATGCAGCTGTGCGACGCCGCACCATCGTGAACACCGGCGCCGTACGCCACGCCAATCGTGGCGGCCAGCATGATCACGCCCAACGCCTTACCGTATGGGCG